CATGTTTTCAAACTTGAAGATCCGCATGGTGCTCGGTTCGTTGTAAACAATCTCAACGTAGCGATAGGTGGTGTCCGGCTTGAAAGATGGACTGGTCGCGTCTTTGTGCTTTTCGGAGACGCAAAAGCGTCTCGGTTCACGACAGTAGACGACCCATACTTGCGGGTCCACGTCGAGGGCTTCGCCGTCCAGCGGGCCACCGATCATCAAGGCTCGCGTCATATCGACTGTTGGCATTTCGGTTCCAATTCCAAAACCAGCACGTCGCCGGGTTCGCAGGTTAAGTCTTCCAGAATCTTGAGCCGTATCACGCCGCCGCGCTTTACGGTGCAGTCCGCTTCCACGGCCTCGGGCTCGCAGCCCTCGGCCAGGTGGAAGATGTTCACGCGGACTTCAGGCATCAGGGTGCATCGAATTGCAGGAACCTGATTAGCCCCTGCACGTCAAAGCGGAGTTCGTCGTCGGTGGTGAGCGTAATCATCCCTGGCGGAAGGACGACTCGGGCAACGCCACCGTGCCACTCAATATGCTGCTCCGTCAAATCGAAACTGGCGATCCGTTCGCCGTCTCTCCAATGTTCAATGGAAAAAGGACTCACGGCAGCCTCACATGAAAAGATGGATGCACCAGCCAAGGCCGGTCGTCATAAGGACGCCACACAGCGATTGCAGGACAGTGATCTTCGACTCCAAGCGATGCAGGCCCAGGAGCACGGAGAGGGTCATCGTCAAGCCGATGGCGGCCAGGATGCCAAGGGCCGGCAGGCCCAGCGGCACGACGAACCACGCCCACAGCTTGGTGAGGCAGCAGGCGCGGACGATAATCAAGAGGACGACGTACAGCAGACCCATGACGCCGAGGGTGCTCATACCGAGGGCGGCGAGGGCTTCTTGCGGAACGTCTTTCATTGCGGTCGCAGTTTTCATAGTTCAAGGCTCTTGCGGGTTAGTGGGTTAATAGAACCAGTGGTGAAGGTGGACGACGTGCCCGGTATGGAGCCGGGCGACAACGGCCAGAATCGTAACAACGGCCGCCACAAGGCTTAGCAGGGCGGCAATGACGGCAAGAACGTCCTTCATTTCAACGGGCCAACCTCCCGGCCGCCGTCGATCAGGTATCGCTTCGGGCCGTTGATCTCGGCCTCGTGCCGCAGCTTGACGTTCATGCGCCAGGTGATGCCATGCTTGGCATTGACGCCGTGAATCCACTGGGCGGGCTCGCGGTAGCCGGAGAACGAGTTGTAGGCGTAGGCATCGGTGCCGACCCAGGCCCCGTTGACCAGTAGCTCGCCGTCGATGTCCGACAACGTGCTGGCAACGTGGTGGTGGCCGACGCAGAAGTAGCGGCAGCGCTGGGCACCGGCCGCCGCACCGAGGGCAATCAGGCCCTTCTGGCGGCGAACCATGCCGTACCAGGGAATGCCGCCGTTGGAGCGAACATCGTCGCCGTGGGAGATATTGAAGCCCACGCCGTTGATGTTGACGTTTGCCGACCACGCATCGGGGATCATAAAGGATACGTTGGAGAGTGAGCGGCTATGCAGCCGGGCGACTTCGGCAACGAGGTAATCCCAGTTGTCGTGAGCGCCGAGGAAGTCCTTCTTGGGCGTTCGCCGACCGTGGTTGCCGGCCAGATACAGGACGTTGACCTGTTGGAACTGGGCCGCCAAGTCGCGGAACATGAGGGCGTGCAATTGGCCGATGGCCAGACAGTTCTTGAACTGGTTGCGGTAGTAGGACCGCTCGCAAGCCTTGTGGATTTCGCCGCTGGTGAAGTCGCCGTAGGCGAGCACCCAGAGCACGGGGAAGGTGAACTTGGGCGAGAGCGTGTCTTTGGTCCACTCGATCACGGTGTCCACGTAGCGTTCGGCGCGGGCGCAGGAAACCGGGAAGCTGTAGTTTTCCAGGCCGCCGACTTCATCCGGCCGCACGACCTGATCGTGGTGGCCGTCGCTCATGTGCATCACGCAATGCTCGCTGATCTCGTTCTTTTCGCGGGGGTCGAAGGCCGGCGGGAGGGCGGCGTAGGGCTTGATCCGCACGTCCATTTCGCTGGCGATGGCCTTGAAGAGGCCAGCGATCTTGGCTCCGGCCTTGACCTTCTGCCGCTCGCGGTTTCGCTCTTCGGTCAGGTGGACGACTTCCGCTTCCAACTCCAAGACCTTCTTGTCGGTCGGGTCGTAGTCGGGGATCGTCTTGTGCTGTCCGCCCGATTGCTTGGGACAAGGTGCCTCGCCCTCGGGCCAGGGCACGTCCTTATGGACACGGCCGGTGGCGATGTCGCTGATGATGGAGCGGCTGACCTTCTGCTTCTTGGCGATCTTCGGCTGGGTCATGCCTGCCGACAAGTCCACCTTGATAGCGGCGACGTTCTTATAGGATAGTTTTGTCATGGTTGCTTTCAGTCGATGGCCCGCGAATCAAGGGGCTTATCTCGGGACTCTGGGTTTTGTTTTGCTTTCCGCCGATTGGCCCGATGAAGGGCCTTCTTGAAGTCGCGCTTCCCTTTGGGCGCGTCCAGCTTGCTGGTCGTCTTCTTCCATGCGTCGGGTCGTCCCATGTCACGCCTCATGCGATTGGGTCAATGGGAGGGCCGGGGCGGCAGAGGGCCGCCCCGGCGTTAGCGGGAGCCGTCGAACGGCCTAGCGATAGAGTCGCCCCGATTTGTTGACGATGGCCCGATTGCCGCCGTCGATGATGTCACCGATGATGCCCCGGATGCAGGCGCGAATCTGGTCCATCGGGCCGTCCTCTTGCGGCGGCACTTGCGTACCGTCGAACAGCTTGTTGGCCGTCACCTTGACCTTGGGGTCCAGTGCCCACTCGACACCCATCGACTTAGCCCAGGGCAGGATTCGACGCATGGGAACGATGAAGTTCAAGCCGGCACCGCCGCCGCGAGTGAGCATTCCCATATAGAGGCCGTTTTCCAGATACATGCCGCCGCCCGACGAACCGGGGTAGGCCATCGTCGAAGTCTGGTCGAACATCTTGCCGGTCTTAATCAGGTCAACGTCGCTCTGCGAGATAACGCCGTAGCTTACCGAGTTGTAGAGTCCTTGCGTGCAGCCAACGTGGACCAGCTTGGTGCCGATCTCTTGCAGATCAGCCGAGAGATCGAACTTGGCGCTGATGGCCAGGGGCTTGAAGTTGTCTTGCAGAATTTCCAGAAGAGCCAGGTCTTCACCGTTCTCGGGGTCGCTATAAGCAACCACCTTGGCCTGGACTTCGGACTTGCCGATCAGCTTGCCTTTGCTACGGAATTCCTGCACAACCAGCACGTTCTTGAAGGTCTTGTCCTTCTGCATTTCCTCACGGACGACGTGCCCGGCAGTCCAGCAATAGGTTTTCGTGACATCGCCAACCTGGCGCGTTACCAGCGTGCCGCTGCCGCTGCCGTGCGTCACGCGAATGAGCACGCTCGTGGCTTGCAGATCGGCAAGTATCTTGGCTTGCGTCGGGGCGGCCGGGACTACTGGGGTTTCCAAGCGTACCGGAATGGTAATGTCCGGGGCGACAGTGCGCGAACCGGAAATGACCGTCACCGGGACCGTGGGGACGATGATGGCGTTGGGCGAGGCGGCGAACGCCACGCCGACAAGCAGCAAAACGGCACAGAGGGACAGGAACACGGACTTCATAGTTGCAAGGCTCCAAATGCAGCGGAAACAGAAAGGTTTCAAACAGAAAAGGTTTCAAACGCAAAGCGGCACGGGCAGATCGACTTCGATCATGCTCTCGTATTCAGGGACAAGATCATTGTGCAGATGCTCGCAGATCAGTTCGCCCAACAGATCGCCGACATCCATGTCGCCTGCGTCAATGCGAACCAGAAGGCAGACGCCCTCGTCCTCGTTCGCGTCAGGCGGCAGGAAACTGATTTCCTTGGGCCAGCTTCGATCAGGCCAGACGTATGCACGGAAGGTGTTCTCGATGCTGCGTGTAATCGCAGCACTGGTGGGCCGGTGCTTCCATTTGCCGGCGTAAAATCGCACGTCGTAAATCGTCTTCACGCTCGGTACTCCTCAAACTCGCCTTCCTTCGTGGCGGCATCCTCCCAGTCGATGTTTTCCGTCAACTCGCCCATCGTCATTAACTCCAAGCGGCGGTTCTCTCGAATCACGTCGAGCACGCGCCGGTCGGTGGGCAAGTGGATCAGATCGACGATGGTGCAGCCCAGGTTCTCGTCCATGCCCTTGCGGTGGATTCGATCCTCCGACTGCACGCGAAATTCGGGCTTGTAGGAATTGCTCCAATAGACCGCCATGCGGGATTCCACGAGGGTCAACGACATGCCGCCCGACTCCGGGTTGGCGACGAAGGCCACACGCGGGTTGGCCTCCAAGTTGGCCCAGTAATCCAGAGGCTCCTCCGTGACTGGCGAGTCGTCGTGCGGCAGGACTTGGAAATTGCCCTGGTCGCAACGGACCACGCTCCACTTCTCGCGCTTGCACAGCTTGGCGATGCGGTCCACGCTACCGGTGAACCCGGCGAAGATCACGATGCGGCCGGTTTCTTCGCATTCGTCCAGCAGCATCTTCAAGGCCGGTTCCTTGGGACAAGGAACCTCGCGGGTCGTGCGGATGATCTTGTCCACTTCCATTGAGCCGCCGCAGACGGGGCACGGTACAGTGCCCTCCACCAGCCGGTCGATCACTTCATCGGGAAGCAGGTCGATACCGGGGTACGAGCGGTCTGGCTCTTGCGGATCAGTCCAGTTGGCCACCGTGCCGTCCGCGCAGTGGGTGCATTTCGTCTTGCCGTCTTTGACCTCGCGGTATTGGAAGCCGTCGCTCAACTCACGCATGAGGGTCATGCCGGTGATGGCATTCGGGGCGGCTTCCAAGATCGACTTGGCGACACGCAGCGTGCTGGCGTTGGGCTTGCAGACGATCTGGCGAAAGCGCTTCTCGGGCAGCGTCAGGCAATCCTTCTTGTGCTTGATAATCACCAGTCCTTGCAACCGCTCGTAGAGGTAGGCGACCTCGTTCTTGCTCGGCACGTAAGGATGAAACTCGGCCGGGTCTTCCAGGCCGTCGAGGTCGTGCGGCCCTTCCTCGCGGCTCTCGCCGCAGACGTTGCACTTCGTTTCGTCGTCGCGCCAGCCGGTGCGCTTCTTGAACTGCGCAGTTTCGTACTTCTGATCGACCATGAAGGCCAGCCGGGCTTCCATCGCCTTGGCGCTGCCCTCGCGGAGCCAGCCGGGCCAGGCGATCTCGCACTGGCTCCACCAGTCCAGGGGCGTCTTGGGCGAGGGCGTGCCGGACATCTCGATCACGTAGCCCTGTTCGACGCCCCACTTCTCGCGGATCATGTCGGCCAGCCGTTGCACGGCCTTGGAGCGCTGGCTGGTGGCGTTCTTCAATCTCGATGATTCATCGCAGATCAGGCCGTGCGGAGGCGGCGTGCCTTCGGGCCATTCGTCCACGATCCGCACCAGACCTTCATAGGTGTGGTACTGAATGTCGAACTTCTCGGCCGGAAACTTCCAGATGCGGAATTCACGCTTGATGTTGGGCAAGCTGGTCTTGGGGCCGATCCAGAACCAATCCTGGACGCCCGATCTCTCAATGAGTTCCTGGGCAGCGAGGGTCTTGCCGGTGCCCATTTCCGCCGCCCACAATTGGAAGTGGTAGGTCAGACCGGCATCGGTCAAGTGCTTCTGGTGCGGCATCAGCGGGCGCTGGTACTCGTGCTGGATCAGGTCGCGGTCGAACCAGGCAAACATATCTTCGCCGGTCATTAACGCCAGTTGGAAGTTGTTCCGCTGGCAGTCTTCGACGGACCACGCCTTGATCGGGTTCTCTTCCTCGTAGCCGTGCCACTTGGCACCCTTCATGGCCTTGATCTCGTCTTTCAGGCTGTAGGGAGAGACGATGAAGAAGATGCGGCCGTCCCGCCGTTCGATCTGGGCAGGTACAAGGTCGCGGCGACCGCTTGCGCGGGTGACAATCAGCTTGATCTTTTCAATGGCCATTAGGTGCTCGTCTAGGGAGTCGGGGTATGTTTACACGTCCTGCCAGCCGGACAGGCCGCGTGTTCCTTGCACTTAGAGAGTCGTAAAGCGGGTCGCGCTGGTTTTGCGGGCTTTAGCAATTCCGCTTGTCTTCGAGATAGAAGGTCTTGTCCGGGGCGGGGCGGACCCGGAAGTCGGTCCACACGTCCAGGCCGGCTCCCTCGAAGAGGGAGTGAATGCGATTGAAGCAAAGTCGGACTTCCCCTTCCGTGGCGAGGGTGCTGCCGTTGCTGACCGCATCCCGCCACTGGGCCAGGGTTCCGCTGATTACGGCCACCTGCACGCCACGGGCGACCGTATCAGCGACAACGAAGGACATAGCCGCCGCAGACTGTAGTACGTCGATCATGTCCCGCTCTTCGCAGGCAAGGAAAACGCTGAAGCTGACGTGCGTGAGCAAGTGGGGAATCAGACCCGCAGGAGCCTTGGGGTCGCGTATCGCGGCCAGGGCGCTGATGAAGCGTTCCGTGTCGGACACGTCCAAGAGGCCGTTGTCGGACTTCTCGGTCACGCTGTAACCCAAGGCATGGAAACTCAGACCCAGAAGAGTCTTGAAGTCGATGCAGGGTTTGTTAATCAAGACGGCATCGGCTTTCATAGTATGACCTTCGTTACTTGAGTTTGGATTCCAGCTTGTTGGCCAGCTTGATCTGCCGTGTTACACAGAGCAGAAGGTTGTTGATGATCGGTGCGAAGCGGAGCATTTCATTGCCGGCTTCTTTGACCAGGGCATCCGTTGTTATGCGGAGCAGCGAAATCGTTTCGCGGGTACGCTTGAGGGCCTTGCGGAGTTGTAGCTGGGACATGGTTCCTTGCGGGTAAAAGAAGAGAGGAACAGATAAGGGACACTGCCGGGACTCGAACCCGGACGGCCAATCAAACGAGACTTTATAGAAGTTGGGGCTCGTGATTGCGGCGGTGCTGACTTACACCACAGTGTCCTTGATTTCGCAAGTAAGCCGCTGCCTATCCCTCACGGGAACGCGCACCAGACGGTGACAATTCGGCAGCGACGATTCACTTGCTTGGCCGGGTCAGTGCGCACTGACCCGGTTTCGCACCAAACACCCGCCGAAGTGCGCGTGCCTTGCGGCAGAGGCCCGGCGGGTCCACTGACTACTCGCCCATGATGCACGTCACCAGTGCGTTGGGAGCGGTGCGGCGAGTGTGTTTACCGAGCGCGCTGCTTCTTGCCGGCCGGGGCTGCCGGGGCGGCCTCCACGCCATCGCCCTTGCAGGCGATGAACTTGGTGATCTCGGCCACGATCCGATCCCAGGAGGGCAACGGGAAGGGCTTGCCGCACTTCACGACGACGGGAACGTGCCAGGAATAGGTGCCCTTCTCGACGAGACGGCTCTTGAGCGTCATTTCGATGGGGCCGTGGGCCGCGAGTTCGCTCACGTCGTTACCGGCCGCCGCTTGGCGGGC